TCAGCGCCCGTTCTCGGAGACCCCTGACGGCAAGCCGGCTGACCGGCGGGAATGCGCGGTGCATCCGGTCATCGGCGAGGTCTGCGGTCGCGTGCGCGAGCCGCTGGGCCCGGGATGGCCGATGTGAGCCGGCCCGCGGTGACGGAACTGGAGCGGGCGGTGGCGGCGCTGGTGCAGGAGAGCTTCGCCTCGACGCTGATCATGCTCGACACGATGAACACGCCGCGGGCGAAGTGGCGGGGGTTCATGCATGTCCGGCTGCGCGCGGTGATCGAGGCGGCGGAGCGGGCCGGGATCTGGGCCGCGGACCTCGACTGCGTGCCGCGGCGGCAGGGATACGGCAGCGGTCCCCGCCTGCGCGGGAATGACAATCGGGGGGCCAGCCCCCGCGAAGGCGGGGGTGAGGTCTGATGGCGGGATCGGCGCGGGGGCTGTTCCGGGCGACGGGGAACGTGGCGAAGGCGGAGGTGCCGCGCGAGCGCGACGACTTCTACCCCACGCCGCCGGAGCCGACGCGGGCGCTGTTGCATGCCGAGGCGGAGCGGCTGCGCGATTTCCCGGCGATCTGGGAGCCCGCGGTCGGCGACGGCGCGATGCGGCGCGAGATCGAGGCGGCGGGGTGGGTGGTGCTGGGCTCGGACCTGGTGCAGCGCGGGGCGGCGGACCACGTGGGCGACTTCTTTGCGTTCGACGCGGCGCCGGCGCGGGCGATGATCACGAACCCGCCCTATCAGGAGGTGAACTTCCGCGACGGGCGGGGACGGTGGGTCGAGCATGCCATGGGCCCGCTGGGCCTCGACTACATGGCGCTGCTCCTGTCGTGGTCGTGGCCGGGCGCGGGTGGACTGGGGCCTCTCTGGCTGCGCTGGCCTCCGGCGCGGGTCTACCTGATGCGCTGGCGCATCGACTGGACGGGCGACAAGGCGCCGCCGGCCTATCACGGCTGGTTCGTCTGGGACCGGGCGTGGGGCGGCGAGACGGTGCTGCGCATGCTCGACCGGGGGGCAGGACGCCCGGCAGGAGGACCTGCTGTGACCCCGACCGGGCCCTGCGGCATCTGCGGCGCCCCGGTGGCGCCCTTCGGCTATGGCTGGCCGGGGTTTCGGCGCGACCTGCCGGAGGGCAGGCGGGGGATTCTGCGGGTTTGCCCGGCCTGCGTGCCGGCAGCCGAAGCGCGGCGCGAGGCGGCGCTGGGGGCGTTGGCCCCCGCCTTCGCGGGGGTGACAGATGGGGGTGCGGAGGCGCCGAGCCCCGCGCAGGCGGGGATGCTGCTTTGACCGAGATCCGGTACGAGGTCTATCCGCTGAGGATCGGCGACCGGGCCGACGGGGCGCGGTATGCGCCGGTGTTTCACCAGCGGCTGCTGGCGTCGGAGTTCTGGTTGCGGGTGCCGGCCGAGGTGCAGGGCTATGCGATGCGCCTGTGGTTCGCGGCGTTGACGCAGGACCCGGCCGGGGCTCTGCCCGACGACGACGCGGTGCTGGCCGCGCTGGCCGGCCTCGGCCGCGACGTGGCCGCGTGGCGGGCGCTGCGGGCCGCGGGGGCGCTCTATGGCTGGCGGGTCTGCGGGGTCGAGGATGCCGAGGGCGAGCCCGCGGGCGAGCGCCTGTGGCACCCGGTGGTGGCGGAGATGGCCCAGATGATGGTCGGCGCGGTGTGCGACCGGCCGGAGCGGGCGGCGGCGGCGACGGCGCGCAAGCGGCTGTCGCGGGTGGTGGCGCATCTGGAGGGGCTGCGCCTGGCCGTCGGGGCGGCGGAGCGGCGGGCCCTGCCGGGGCAGGTGCTCGACTGGCTCGATTCGGTCGAGCTCGACATCCGCCGGGCGAACGTGGTGCGGGCGCTCGACCAGCTCGGCGTGCGGTACATGGCGGGAATCGAAGGGGGGCGGCGGTGATCGGATAGGTCGCAAAAGGTGTCACGCGAAGTGTCACGCGTGACAGTCACGGGACAGGTCGTGTGACAGGTCGCGGGACAGTCTTGTGACACCTGCGGGACAGGTCGCGGGACGGGGGTTCCGCGGGGCGTTTCCGGGAGGCGGCGGTTTTCGCGCAAGTCCTTGGGAATGCTGGGCAATCGCGCCCGAAAAGTGTCACGCGTGACAGTTCGAAGTGTCACGCATCTATAAGTAAAGGGTAATGTAATTACCCCCCTTACCCCCCGGGACAGTCGCCTGTGGATAACGCGGGCAGAGGCAGTGAAGTGGAGGCTGGCATGCAGGTTGCGGAAGGCGTTCGGGAGGCCGGTGCCGATGTGGGCCCCCGCCCCCCGGTCGAGCCGGGGGCGGGCGTTCGCGGGGGTGACAGCGAAGAGCACGTGGCCGCGGGGGAATCGGGCCGGGCGCGGGTCAGGCGGGTGCTGATCGGGCCGCTGGTCGGGATGGGGATGCGCCGGCGCAAGGGCGTGTCGGAGGCCGAGCAGGAAGAATGGCTCGACCGGCTGGAAGGGCGGCTCGCCTACCTGCCGGAGATGCACCTGCGGCACCTGCAGGCGACGATCCTGCGCCATGCCGCGAACGGCGAGGCGCGGGGCGGGGTGAAGGCGCGGGACGTCTGGCCTTCGGAGGCCGCGATCCTGAACTGGGCGCGCGACCTCTGCCTGCCGCCGCCCGAGCCGCCGGAGATACTCGGCAACTGGATGCGCTCGGCCAGCGAGCGGCCCGATGCGCCGGGGGGCAAGGTCGTCTGGGCGCGCAACCCGTGGGAGGCGGTGGCGCTCGCCCGGCACCTGCGCAGGACGGGCCGGGCGCCGCACCCCCACGAATGGACCGCGATCGGCCGCGAGGGGCGGGAGTATGCGTCCGAGTTCCGCCGCCTCGAGGAGGCCGAGAAGGCCGACGGGATCGGCAACCGCGCGGGCGAGCTCGCGGGCCTGCGCGCCGCGCTGGCCGAGACGCGGGCGCTGGTGTTTCCGGGGCCTGTCTACGCGGTGGCGGAGGGCGGGGAATGAGCGACACGCTGAGGAGTATGGCCGAGATGCGCTATCTGGTGTCCCGGTCTCTCGCCTTCGCGGCGCAGCGGCTCGGGAAGACACCGTGTTCTCCGCAGGAAGCCCCCGGGATCGTTGCCGCAAAGGAGTTGCTGGAAGCGTTTGCGTTGATGGAGTTGCGCGGAGAGCGTTGGCGTGAGGACCCGCCGGAGGCCGGGAGTTGAGCGGCCTGCGGCATTCGGAGCGGCCGACCGTGGCGCTCGCGCTCGACACCTGCGTGATCGTCGAGGGGGAGGCGCTGCGCAGGTTTCGCGATGTGTGGCGCATTCTGGAAGCGTTCGAGGATTTGAGCGCCAGGCGCGACGCGGCCATCGCCGCCGTGCATTTCAGGGCCGAGGCGGAATGGGAGATGGGCCGGCGGTGGTGGATCGCGTCGTTGGCCTTCAACGCCGTCTTCTGGTGGCCTTGGGGTGTGGCGGCGCAGGGCTTCGCGGTGCTCGTCTGGGCATTCCTCGAAGGATGGGGGGCGTGATGCCGGACGGTGCAAGGTGGACCCCCGATCAAGTCGGGGGTGACAGGGGGCCTGCCCCCGCGGAGGTGGGGGGGCACTGGTTCGCGCTGGAGGTCTGTGCGCGGCGGCCGAGTGTGGCGCTGGCGGCGCATGGGGTGCGGGAGCGGCGGCGGCTGGGGCTGGGGCAGCCGCGGCGGCCGGACGGGCTGCGCGACGGGCCGCAGGCGTTGCGGTCGGAGTTCATCGTGCGGGACGTGTTCGGCGGGCGGGGCTTCGACGTGTTCGTGCCCTGCGGGACGAAGACGGTCCGACGCAACTCGCACGGGAAGCGCCAGCCGAAGCGGGAGGTGCCGTTCCCGATCTGGCCGGGCTTCGTGCTGATCGACCTGGGGGCGCCGGCGCCGAACTGGCCGTGGGTGCTGGCCTGTCCGCTGGTGCGCGACGTGATGCGGCTGGGCGGGATCCCGGTGCGGTTGCCGCAGGCGGCGGTGGCGCGGCTGCGCGAGATGGGGGCGGAGAACCTGGCCAAGGCGATGCACCGGATGATGCCGACGAACCGGGAGTACGACGTGGGCGAGGAGGTCGAGTTCCTCGACGGGCCGATGGCGGGCCAGACGGGCAGGGTGACGGGCATCGGGCTGGTGCGGGCGCAGGTGCTGACGTGGTTCTTCGGGACGCAGATGGAGGTCGAGGTGGGCTTGGACCGGATCGGGGCGGTGGGGTGATGGCTGAGATTATCTCAATGCGGCATGTCGATATTGCGCTGGACGTCGAGGAGGCGACCAGCGCCTTTAGCGCAGCAGTCATGAAGATGGTCGACCCAATCATCGAAGAGATGAATGCGCGTTGCGAGGAGGTCGGCTTCGTCGGCCGAGGCAGGTTGGATGTGAAGGTAAGGCTGTCCGAGCAAGCGGCGGCCGTGCTCGGATTTCACGACTTCTTCGAGGTTGTCTGTGTCGAGCGAAACTTGCCGGGATCGCAAGATGCTTGACACATGCCCCGGCCTGCCGCTATCGGTAGCGGCCAGGCGACCGTGGTATCAATGTCGGCGCCGGGCGAATGGCTCGGAGAGCAGTGACAGACACGGACCTGCAGGCGGGAACACCAGCCTGCGCGGCGGCAGCGCTATGGGCACCCGGTCGGGTGCCCTTTCCGTTTCGGAGGCGTCCCTTGATCAGGCTGGAGGTGCGGCATTCGATGCCGCCCGCGCGGATGTTCCGGGATTCGAAGGTGGCGCGGCAGCTGCCCTTCGCCACGATCCAGGCGATCAATGCCGTGGCGGTCGACGTGAAGACGGACAACGAGGGCAGGCTCGGGCAGGTGTTCGACCGGCCGACGCCTTTCACGAAGCGGGGCTTTCTCGTGCTGCGGGCGAACCGCGGGCGGCCTTATGCGGACGTCAAGGCCAAGGACATCCAGGAGCGCTACCTCGCGCTGCAGGAGACGGGGGGCGAGCGGCGGCCTGCGAAGCGGGCCTTGACGGTGCCGAAGGGCGCGAGGCTGAACCAGCACGGGAACCTGCCGAGGGGCGGGGTGAAGCGGATGCTGGGGCGGGCGGATACGTTCTCGGGCCGGGTGCGCGGTGTGGGCGGGATCTGGCAGCGGATGGCGGGGGGTCGGGTGAAGCTCCTCGTGGCGTGGGAGCCGAGGGCGAGCTATCGGCCGCGGTTCGGGTTCAAGGGGCGGGCGATGGCCGTGATCCGGCAGAACTATCCGATGCGGTTCAGGCAGGAGTTCGCGAAGGCGCTCGCCACGGCGAAGTGATGCGGGTCGCAATATTCGACATCGACGGAACGCTGGCCTGCGCGCGGCACAGGATGCACCTTCGGCCGAAGGGTCCGGCAGGGGACTGGCGGGCATACCTCGATCCGGAGATTGTGCAGCATGACGCGCCGATCGCGTTCGGCTGGGCGGTGCTCGAAGTGGTGCGGCGGTGGTCGTCGATCGTGTTCGTTTCCGGACGTTCGGAGGATCAGCGCGAGGTGACGTGTCGTTGGCTCGCGCGGCACGGCGGCGGTGTCGAACCACGAGTGTACCTTCGGGGAGTGACTGACCGAACACCGTCGCATGTCTACAAGTGCATGGTGCTTGAGAAGATCAGGGCGGAGGGTCTGTCGGCCTGGTTCGCCGCCGAGGATGATCCGAAAGACCTGCAGATGTATGCGCGGGCGGGCCTGTCTGTGCTGCTGGTGGCGGGTCAGGGGCGCGAAATGGGCGCGGGTCCTTCCCGGTGAGCTATCAAACGGGGGTAATTCGCGAGGCCGTTTCGTATTCGTTCTTCCTGCGCGGCCGGGGGGTTGGTTGGGGTTGGGGTTGATGTCGCTGGACACGATGCCCGAGGAGATCGACACGCGGAGGTTCCCGTTGCCCGAGGGGGTGACGGATGCGGTGGTCAACAAGGCCCAGCTGGCGGCGGCGTTCTCGACCTCGGAGACCACGATCGACAAGTGGATGCGCCGCAAGGGGTTCCCGGTCGTCGCGGGCGGATCGAACGGCGTGGCCTACCAGTTCCGGCTGTCCGAAGTCTGGGCGTGGCGCGAGGCGCAGAAGGCGCAGGACGCGGCGCATCAGCGGGCGGTCGAGACGGCGGTGCACCAGCTGCGCATGGTGCTGCGCAACGTCGAGGACGACGACAGCGACCTGGCGCTGAGCCCGCGGGAACGGCGCGACGAATACGAGGCCGAGGCGCGATACCTGGCCACCGCCCGGCAGCGCCGGGAGCTGGTGCCGACGGCGGAGGTGCTGGCCCTGCTGGAGACGCTGTTCGGCATGATCCGCGACGGGCTGGACGCGCATCCCGACCGGGTGGCGCGCGAGCTCGGCCTGGACGGCGGGGCGGTGGAGAAGCTGGTGGCGCTGAACGACGACCTGATCAACCAGCTGCGCCGGCAGATCGAAACCGCGTGCCTGGGCGAGCGGCCCGACCGGCTGCTCTGATCCCGTGGGCATCCTGGACTTTCCGGACTATCGCCGCGCGGACGGCGTGCTGCCGCGGCACCCTTCGGCGGCCGAGCTGCTGGCGGAGACGCTGGGGGCGCTGACCCCGCCGGCGCGGATCACGGTCGACGAGGCGGCGGCGCGGTGGCGCATGACGCGGGTCGGCATGCACTGGCAGCCCTGGGACAACCGGGCCGCGACCTACATGATCGAACCGCAGCGGATGCTGTCCTCGCGGCGCTATGCGGTGGTCTGCTTCGTCGGGCCGGCACAGAGCCTGAAGACGAGCGGCCTGATCGAGAACGCGATCGCCCATGCCATCGTCTGCCAGCCGCGGCCGGTGCACGTGGTGCAGATGAGCCGGGACGCGGCACGCGAGTTCTCGATCGAGAAGATCGGCCCGATGATCCGGCACAGCCCGGCGCTGGCCGAGCGGCAGGTGCCGGGCAAGGGCACGGACAACACCTTCGACAAGGTGTTTCGCGGCGGCATGCGGCTGTCGATCGGGTGGCCGGTGGTCAGCCAGCTTTCCAGCCGGGCGATCCCGATGGTGCTGCTGACCGACTTCGACCGGATGCCGGACAGCGTCGAGGGCGAGGGCAGCCCGCTGGCGCTGGCGCGGAACCGGCCGAAGACCTTCGGCAGCCTCGGCAAGGTGGTGCTGGAATCGAGCCCCGGCCGGCCGATCCTGACCGAGCGGTGGAAGGCGGCCAGCCCGCACGAGGCGCCGCCGACGACCGGGATCCTGGGCGTCTACAACACCGGGACGCGGGGGCGGTGGTACTGGGACTGTCCCGACTGTTCGGAGCCCTTCGAGCCCCGGCTCGACCGGCTGGAATGGCCGAAGGACGCGGCGACGCCGGCCGAGGCGGGACGGCGGACGGTGATGATCTGCCCGGCCTGCGGCAGCGTGCTCGAGGCGCGGCACAAGGCGGAGCTGAACGCCGCGGGGCGATGGCTGCACGAGACGGCGGACGGCGGTCTGGCCGGGATGGGCGACGGCGGGCTGCGCGAGACGGACACGGCCAGCTACTGGCTGCAGGGCCCGGCGGCGGCGCTTTCGTCCTGGTCCGACATCGTGACGCAGTACCTGACGGCGCACGACCAGGTGAAGGCGACGGGCGACGAGGCCGGGCTGGCGGCGGTGCTGAACACGCAGTTCGGCATGCCCTACCTGCCGCGGGCGATGGCCGAGGGCGGCGACCTGGACGCGAACCGGCTGCGCGAGCGGGCCGAGCAGCGTCCGCTGGGCGTGGCGCCGGCGGGCACGCGGTTCGTCACCGCGGCGGTCGACGTGCAGGGCAACCGGTTCGTGGTGCAGGTCGATGCCTGGGGCCGCGACATGGAACGCTGGCTGATCGACCGGTTCGAGATCCACCAGCCGCCGGCCGATGCGCCGGGGGCGGGGACGCGGGCGATCGACCCGGGCCGCTATGCCGAGGACTGGGCGGCGCTGATGGTGCTGGCCGAGCGAGTCTGGCCGGTGCAGGGCGCGGGCCACGGGCTGCGCGCGACGGCGATCGGGGTGGACAGCGGCGGTGCGCCGGGCGTCACCGACAACGCCTACCGGTTCTGGCGCGAGCGGCGTCGGGACGGGGCGGCGGCGTTGTGGCGGCTGATCCGTCCGCGCGGCGGGCTGCTGGTCGAGCGGGCCTGGCTGGAAAGGCCGAAGGGCGGGTCGCGGGGTCGGAAGGCCGCGTCGGACATTCCGCTGCTGCACCTGGGCGTCGACCGGCTGAAGGACGCGGTCGCGGCGCAGCTGGGCCGCGAGGCCGACGGGGCCGGGGCCTATCACCTGAGCGGGCTGTTGCCGAGCGAGGTGTTCGACGAATTCGCGGCCGAGCGCCGCACGGCCAAGGGCTGGGAGCTGAAGCGCGGGGTGTCCCGCAACGAGGCCTTCGACCTGGGGGTCTACAACCTGGGCCTGGCGCTGATCCTGAAGGCCGACCGGATCGACTGGGACCGTCCGCCGGGCTGGGCGCTGGAAGGGCCGGAGAACGCGAACGCGGTCGCGGCCGGGGACAGTGGCCGGGCGGCGGCGCCGTCGGCCGAGCCCGCCGCCGCGGCGACCCGCCCCGCAGCACCGCCGGGCGGCTGGATACCGAGAAAGGGACGATGGCTTTGACCACCTACACGCAGGAGCAGCTGTCGGCGCTGAAGGCGCAGGCGGCGAAGGGGGTCCGGTCGGTCAGCTATGACGGGCATCTGGTGCAGTTCGCCTCGATCGAGGAGATGATGAAGCTCATCGCGACGATCGAGCGCGAGCTCGCCGGGGACGGGGGCGCGGCGCGGCGGGTCAGCTACGGCAACGACCGGGGGTTCCGGTGACCGCGACGATCCTCGACCGGGCGCTCGGCTGGGTCAGCCCGAAGCTGGGTGCGGACCGGATGAAGTCGCGCGCGATGATGCGCTACTACGACGGCGCGTCGAAGACCGGGCGGACCGCGGGCTGGAAGTCGCCCGGCGGGGATGCGAACGAGGCGGCGCGGCAGAACGGGCCGCTGCGGCTGAACGCTCGGGACATGGTGCGCAACAACGCGATCGCCCGGCGGGCGGTGGCGGCGCTGGTCGACAACATCGTGGGCGACGGGATCATCCCGAGCGTCGAGGCGTCGAGCGACCGGCTGAAGCGGCAGGTCATGGACCTGATGCTGCGCCACACCGATTCGGTGGGGATCGACGCATCTGGGCGCACCAACCTCTATGGCCTGCAGCGGCTGGCGGTCGCGGGCATGGTGACGGACGGCGAAGTCCTGCTGCGCCGCCGGTCGCGGCTGATGACCGATCCGCGGCGCCCGCCGCTGTCGTTCCAGTTGCAGATGCTGGAGCCGGAATGGATCGACGACCGGATGGTCGGGCTGTTGCAGAGCGGCAACCGGATCGTCGACGGGATCGAGTACGACACGATCGGGCGGCGGGTGGCCTATCACCTTTACCGCGAGGACCCGCGGGCCATGGTTCCGCGCGGGCGCGAGGTGGCGCGGGTGCCGGCGGATGCGGTGATCCACCTGTTCCGGCAGGACCGGCCGGAGCAGATGCGCGGCGTGTCCTGGCTGGCGCCGGTGATGTCGCTGATCGCCGACGCCTATGACTATGCGGACGCGCAGCTGGTGCGGCAGAAGATCGCGGCGCTGTGGGTGGGGTTCACGAAGGACACGCTGGGCGACGCGCCGGCGCCGGAGCGGACCATGAGCGAGACGCTGTACCCCGGCATGTTCGAGCACCTGCCGCCGGGGCGCGACGTGACCTTCGCCGACCCGCCGGCCGCCGAGGGCTATGCCGAGCACATGAAGGCGGTGCAGCGGATGATCGCCGCGGCGCTGTGCCTGACCTACGAGGAGCTGAGCGGCGACCTCGAGGGCGTGAACTTTTCCAGCGCGCGGATCGGGCGGATCGCGATGCAGCGGGCGGTTTCGGCGGTTCAGTGGACCTTGGTGATGCCCGCGCTGTGCGAGCCGATGGGCGCGTGGCTGCGCGAGTCGATTTCCGAGCAGATCACCACGCGGGGCGACTGGCGGATCAAGTGGACCCCGCCGCGGTTCCCGATGACGGACCCGGCGCGCGAGATCCCGGCGATGGTCGACGAGATCGACGCCGGGCTGAGCAGCCGGACGCGCAAGATCCGGGAACTGGGCTTCGACCCCGAGGAGATCGACGCGGAGATCGCCGAGGACCGCGAGAAGCGGAAGCGGATCGGCCTGCCGCCGGTGGGGGGCGCGGCGAATGCGGCGGCCCCGGCCGCCGCGCCGACGGATGCGGATGCCCCGGCCGAGGGCGAGGCGCCGACCGAGGCGCCGGAACCGGCCCCGAACAACTGAGGGACAAGCGATGGATGAAGACCAGAACGCGCCGGCCGGCGCGGCCGAGGTGCTGCTCTACGGGACGGTCGGGGACTTCGGCTGGGGCGAGGAGGATCACTTCACGGCGAAGTCGGTGGCGACGACGCTGCGCGGCAAGGGCGACGTGGTTCTGCGGCTGAATTCCGGCGGTGGGATCGCGACCGAGGGTGCGGCGATTCATGCCGTCCTGAAGGCACATCCCGGCAAGGTGTCGGTCGTCGTCGAGGGGATCGCGGCCAGTGCGGCGAGCCTGATCGCCATGGCGGGCGACGAGATCGCCATGGCCGAGGGCGCGCTGATGATGATTCACGATCCGTCCGGGATCACGATCGGGCCCGAGGAGGCACACCGCAGGTCGGCCGAGGTGCTGGGCAAGATGGCCGGGAACTATGCCGCGGTGTATGCCGCGCGCAGCGGCCAGACGCCGGAGCAGGTGCGGGCGCTGATGGTCGCCGAGACCTGGATGACCGCCGAGGAGGCGGTCGGGCTGGGTTTCGCGGACCAGGCGCTGGCCGCCCCGGCGGCCGAGGCGGCTGCGTTCGATTTCCAGGTCTACGCCAACGCGCCGGAGCATCTGCGCGCGCTGGCATCAGAGAGGGGCTGGCGGAACCGCCGGCCCGCAACCCGGGCTCATGCGCCCATTGCCAAAGAGGAGCTCGCCATGAGCACCAAGGAAAAGGCCGCGGCGCCTGGTGAGGCCGCCGTGGAGACGACCGTCGTGACGGGGAACGTGACGGCGCCGGTGGAGATGCGGGCCGACCCGGCCGCGGAGCGCGAGGCCGCCGAGGCGCGGCGCCGCAAGGCGGTGACGGCGCGGTTCGGCGACAAGCTGACCGCGGCGCAGGCCGAGGAAGTGGCGACCCGCGCGCGGGACGAGGCCGATGCGCTGCTGATGGCGGCCGACATCGTGATCGCGGCGCGGATGCAGGCCGAGGGGCCCGAGACCCGGACCGCCGTGTCGATCACCCGCGACGAGGTCGACACCCGCCGGGTGGGGATGGAGGCGGCGCTGGTCGCGCGCATGTCCTATCGCGCGCCGCAGGACGACCGGGCGCGGGCGTTCATGGGCATGACGATCGCCGAAATGGCGGCGGAATGCGTCGGGCATCGCGGATCGCTGCGGAGCGTCGCGGACCGCGAGCGCGTGCTGATGGCGGCGACGCACAGCCGCAGCGATTTCCCGGCGATCTTCGAGAACGCGCTGAACAAGCAGCTGGCGGACCGCTATGCCGACGCGACCCCGACGTACCGGGACATCTCGCGGCGCATGACCTTCGCAGACTTCCGCCCGCATCCGGTAATGCGTGCCGGGGATTTCCCGACGCTGCTCGAGCTCGGCGAGGGGGGCGAGATCCAGTACGGGACCTTCAGCGAGTCGAAGGAGACCGTGGCGGTCAAGTCCTATGCCCGCGCGATCCGGATCAGCCGGCAGATGATGATCGACGACGACCTGAACGCGCTGGCGCAGATCATCGCCGACCAGGGCCGGGCGGTGGCGCGGTTCGAGGACGCCACTTTCTACGCGATGTTCCTGAGCGGATCGAACGGTGACGGGCCGACGCTGGCCGAGACGACCCGGCAGGTGTTCAACACCACCGACAAGTCGAAGGCCGGAACGCCGAGCGTGATCGACGTGACGAACCTCGGGATCGCCCGGGCCAGCCTGCGCAACCGCCTGGGGATCGACGGCGCCAAGCTGAACGTGGTCGGCCGCATCCTGCTGGTCGGTCCGGACAAGGAGACGCAGGCGCAGCAGGTCGTCGCGCCGATCCAGGCGCAGCAGGCCGGCAACGTCAACCCGTTCAGCGGCACGTTGACCGTCGTGACCTCGCCCTATGTCACGGGAAATGCCTGGTATCTGTTCGCCGATCCGTCGGACTTGCCTTGCTTTATCCACGGGTTCCTGTCGGGCTACGAGGCGCCGCGCATGCGGACCGACGAGCCGTTCGGCCAGCAGGGCATGGCGATGAGCGTCGAGCACGACTTCGGCGTTGGCGCGATCGACCATCGCGGCGGATTCCGCAACACCGGCGCCTGATCGGTGCCGTGACCTGATGCGGCGGCCCCGGGGCCGCCGCGCAACCCCGAGCCCGAGGGCAGAGCACCATGCAGAACTTCATCAAGCCCGGCGACGTGGTGACCGTTCCGGCCCCCGCCGAGGTCGTTTCCGGCCAGGGCGTCCTGGTCGGCAGCCTGTTCGGCGTCGCGCAGCACGACGCAGAGAGCGCGGCCGATGTCGAGCTCGTCCTGCGCGGCGTCTTCGACATGCCGAAGGCGGACGAGCAGGCCTGGACCGTCGGCGTCCGCATCTACTGGGACGACACCGAAGGCGAGTGCACCACCGATTCCGACGAGGCGGCGAACAAGCTGATCGGTGTCGCGCTGGAGGCGCTGGCCGACACCGCCGGCATCGTCGAGGGGCGGGTCTACCTGACCGGCGCCTTCACCACCTGAACCCCCGAGAGGAGCAACGAAGATGAAGAACTACGTTCAGCCGGGGGACGTCGTGACGATCCCCGCACCCGCGAACGTGCTGTCCGGCGCGCCGGTCCTTGCCGGTTCGCTGTTCGGCATCGCGCAGCACGACGCGCTGCAGGATGCCGACGTCGCCATTGCGACGACCGGCGTCTACGACCTGCTGAAGACCGGGTCGCAGGCCTGGACCGTGGGCGTGCGCGTCTACTGGACCGGCACGGCCTGCACCACCACGGCCAGCACGAACAAGCTGATCGGCGTCGCCGCGGCGGCCGTGGGCAGCGGTGCGGGCGAGACGACCGGCCGGGTCCGCCTGACCGCGGCCTTCACGATCTGATCCCGGCGGACGCCTGGGGGATCGTGACATGAGCGTCTTCGACGGGCTGGCCGACATCTTTGCCGATGTGCTGGGCCAGCCCGTGCGGGTCGCGCCGCAGGGCGGGGCGAAAGGCGGGCCGCTGGTCGAGATCATGGCGATCCCGGTCAACCGGCCGTCGATGTCCGCCGAGATCGCGCAGGGCATGCCGATGATGCACGCCCGGCTGCAGGACGTCGCGTTCATGAACGACGGCGACCTGGTGCTGATGGGGGGCGTCATGCATGTCGCCCGGACCTTCGAGCCCGACGGCAAGGGCATGGTGCAGGTGACGCTGGAGCAGATCGACGGCGGGCGCAGCGGCTGGGCCGAGGCCGAGCGCTGGCGGCAGGTGGGGTTCGAGATCCCGTGACCCATGTGCGCACCCGCGTCCGGGCCGCGGCGCGCGCAGCGCTGGCGGCGGCCCTGCCGGCCATGGCGGCGCGGATCGGCGCCGTCCGAATCTATGCCCGGAACAAGGACGACCTTCCGGCGATCGAGGTCAGCACGCCCGGCGAGCGGGTCGAGTGGCTGGCCGACGACACGCTGGGCCGGACCATCACGCTGGTGGTGATGATCCACGGGCTGGGCGAGACCGTCGAGGACGACCTGGACGCCATCGCCGAGACGGTCGAGGCCGCGCTGCTGGAGGGTCTGCCGCCCCCGGTGTCGCAGGTCGTCACCACCGGTTCCGAATTCGACTCCGGGGACGCCGGGGAGAGCCGTGCGGCCCGGCTGGCCGTGACCTTCGAATGCCTGGTCCTGGCGGACCGCGACAATCCACAAGCCATCTGAGGAGCAGACCATGGCGGCACAGATCGGGCGCAAGATGCGCGTCTACCGCGACGGCAACATCATCGCCGGCGTGCAGTCGAAGACCATGACGCTGGACAACGAGCCGGTCGACACCACGAGCGACGACGACGAGGGATTCCGGTCGATGCTGGCCGATCCGGCGGTGAAGTCCATCACCATCGCGTGCAGCGGCGTGACCAAGGACGCCGGCCTGCGTGCCCAGGCCGTCGCCGGCGAGAACCTGATCTTCGACAACATCAACCTGGTGTTCGAGGACGGCAGCTATATCGAGGGGTCGTTCTTCTTCGCGAACTACGAGGAGCAGGGCGAGCAGGGCGAGGCGGTCAAGTTCAGTTGCCAGCTGCAGAACGCCGGGGCGTTCAGCCTGGTGGCCGCCGACGTGCCCGCGAACGAGGTGCCGCCGGCCGTCGCCGGAGTGGCGCAGGTCGGGCAGACGCTGACCGTCTGGCCGGGCGAGTGGGACGGGTTCGGGGACTTCGAATACAAGTGGCAGGAGGATGACGGCGGGTACGCCGACATCAGCGGCGCCACGTCGCGGACCTATGTGCCGGTGGTCGGGCTGGTCGGCAACCCGCTGCGCGCCGGGGTGCGGCGGGTCAACAGCGCGGGCGCGAGCGCCTGGGTCTACAGCCAGCCGACCGCGGCCGTGATCGCCGCATGAGCGGCGACGTCGTCCTGAGCTGGCGGGGGCGCGAGCACCGCGTGCCCGCCGACCGGGTGCTGCGGCTGGGCGCGGACCTCGAGGACATGCTGTCGTCCGAGACGATCAGCGCGTGGGAGCGGCTGCAGAACCCGCGCCGGTTCAACATCAACCTGCTGTGCATGGCCTATGGCCATGCCCTGCGCTTCGCCGGGGCGGCGGTGACCGACCTGGAGGTGCGGACCGAGATGTTCAGCGCGGGCGAGATGCAGGCGAAGATGGCGCAGGCCGTCGAGGGCATCTTCGCGATGATGGCGCCGCCGGTCGAGTTCGCGCCGCCGCCGGGGGACGATCCGGGAAACCCGCCGCCCCCGCGGCGCCGCCGCGGATCTTCAGGGAAGCGTTCCTGATCGCGGTCGGGTCGTGGGGGATGTCGCCCCATGAGGTCTGGCAGATGTCGCCGCGCGACTGGTGGTGGTGCCTGCAGGCCCGCCAGCCGGAGCTGTTCGGCGGACGGCCGAAGGCCGGCGCGGTGGATTACGAGGCGCTTCATGCGCTGCTGGAGGAATAAGGCATGTCGGCGCGGATAGGCGACGTTCACGTCCGCGTCGGCGCGGATACCGGCGACCTCGACCGCGGGATGCGGCGCGCGGGCCAGACCGTCCAGGGCTTTTCCGCAAACATTTCCCGAAGCGTGACCCGCATCGCGGCGTGGGTCGCCGGTTTCGTGGCGGTCCGAGAGGTCGTGCAGACTCTCGGGCGTGCGTTCACGAAGCTGGACGAAAACGCAAAGCTGGCCGCCAGCCTGAACACTACCACCGCGAGCCTTGCTGCGTTGCAGCGCGCGGCAGACCTGTCCGGTGTGCCGAACCTGACGACCGGCCTGAGCCAATTCAACCGCACGCTATCGCAGGCCGCGGCGGGGACGGGGCCCGCGGTGGCCGCGCTGGAGCGCCTGGGCCTGACGGCGGCCGACCTGGCCGCAATCCCGATAGACCAGCGGATACAGGTGCTGGGCGAGCGCCTGATGTCGGTGGTTCCGGCCGCAGAGCAGGCGGGGGTGGCGGCGGCCCTGTTCGGCGAGGACAGCCGCGCGATGCTGAACGTCCTGCGCGACAGCGGCGTGATCGAGGAGGCGCGGCGGCAGGTCGAGGGATTCGGCCTGGCGGTCAGCGAGGTCGACGCCGCAAAAGTCGAGATCGCGAACGACGCCTTCAGCAGCATCAAGGCATCGCTGGAGGGTTTGTTCACGCAGATAGCGATCCAGCTTGCCCCGGTCGTGCGGGGTCTGGCGCTGCGCTTCCAGGAGGCGGCGATCGAGAGCGGGGGGTTCGGAGACACGATCCAGCGGGTGTTCAGCGCGGTCGTGACCGGCGCGGGGATCGTCGCGGACGAAATACAGACGATCCGCAAGGCGATCAACATCATCGAGGGATCGGCCTACGGTCTGGAAAAGGTCTTCTGGCTGGTGATGCGCGGGATCACGCAGGCGGTCGCCGCGGCGGTCAACGGCATGATCGGCAACGTCAACACGCTGATCTCGGGGCTGAACGCCGCGCTTTCGGTGGTCGGCCTGGAGCAGTGGGAGCTGTTCGGCGCGGTCGGTGAGGAGGCGCTGTCCGGGATCAACGACCGGATCGCGGAGATCGACGGCCGCATGGGCGAGTTGCGCGGCGAGCTGGGCGCCCTGGGCGAGACGAGGCCTTCCGAGGACCTGCAGGAATGGATGCAGGGCGTGACCGCAGAGGCGACGGCAGCGGCCGAGGCCATCGCGAAGTCCCGCGAGGAACTGCGCGGGCTGATGGAAGGCGAGGACGTCGAGGGCGCCGAGCAGCCCGGCGGAGGCCGTGGCGGCCGGGGCGGCGGCGGGCCGGCGCAGCGCGTGCGCGACATGCAGGCCGAGATCACGCGGGCCGAGCGCGAAGCGGCGGCGGAGCGCGTGCGCATCGCCCGCGAAGAGGCGCAGATGAAGGAACAGGGCTACGCCGACTTCTGGTCGAACATGCAGAGCCTGTCGAACACCGGCAGCAAGAAGCTGTTCGCGATCG